AATGTGTATCTTTGCACCCGTTAAAACGAAGAGGCCATGTAGCTCAACTGAATAGAGCAGCTGACTACGGATCAGCAGGTTATAGGTTTGAATCCTACCATGGTCACTTTTTATTAACACATTTTTTTGGCCATGTAGCTCAACTGAATAGAGCAGCTGACTACGGATCAGCAGGTTATAGGTTTGAATCCTACCATGGTCACTAAAGGGGTGATTGCATATCACCCCTTTTTCATTGAAAATCAATCATTTATAAGTATATCAGCTAGTTAAGCCTCACGTACGGGTTATTGTTTAACTTAGTACGCCTTACTAAATTGTTGTACATTTCATCATTTTCGTACAGATTTTAAGGGCGTACGAAATAAAATTTCGTACAGATGAGAGTATATTTTTGTTATGATCGCCGACACAAGGCGACAAGTGAGAAAAAGGCAGCCGTAGAGCTTCGCGTCTATTTCGGGCAGCACTCCGAAAAGGTCATTAAGACAGATATAGAGTTATTCCCTGTACAATGGGATAACATGGTAGTGAATCGCCCTGACGCCGACAAATTGAATAGACAGCTACGAGATTTAAAAAAGCGTCATGAAGATATTCTATCGTCAATGAAAATAGACGGTGTAGAAGTGAACCTAGACAACTTTAATTCATACCTCGGTACGAATAAAGATGAAACACCTGATAACTTCATGGACTTTATGTACAATGAAATAGGCAGCTCAAATATTAGGGATACAACGAAACGGCAGCATTACGTTGCGTACGAAGCATTAGAGAGATTCGGAAAAATTAAATCCTTTTCAAGCTTCACAATCAAAAACATTGAACTGTTTGATAGCTTCATAAGAAATGAAGAAAAGCAACGCACTCAAACAACAATATTCGGATATCACAAGCGAATCAAGCCGTACGTCAATAAAGCATATCGTTTAGGATATATCACCGAAAATCCTTATCTTAAATTTAAGAACGACAGAGGGAAATATAAAGAACGGGTTGCATTAAATGAAGATGAACTAAAATTACTTCAAGAAATAAAACTTCCTCAAAAACTAGATAAGATAAGAGACTTATTCGTATTCCAATGTTTTACCGGGTTGAGCTATGTCGATACTCAGTTATTCAATTTTGAAAAAGAAGCGGTAAAAGGGAAAGACTTATATTTTATTGATGGTAGACGCTATAAAACGGGTACGGAATTTTACGCCCCTATCCTGCCGCCGGCAATGGATGTATTGAAGAAATACAAAAAGAAACTTCCGATTATATCAAATGAGAAATATAACGATTATCTGCATGTAGTTGAAGCGCATTTAGGACTTAACAAGCCGCTTACCTCTCACGTCGCCCGGCATACATTTGCAACAACTGTAGCACTAGCTCATGATGTGCCTATAGAAAGTGTTAGTAAGATGTTAGGACATAAAGATATTAAGACTACACAGATTTACGCCAAAGTACTTAAGAGTACTATTGAAAGGAATGTGATGCAAAAGATGCTGTAGCGTGCTAATATATACATATATCGTGCTAATATTGCACTAAAGTGTACTAATAAAGCCCTGAATCGTAATGAAACAGGGCTTTATAACCTTTTTACCGAAACATAACTAACACTTTAGTTATTGAATTAAATTATATGTTATTCCCGCCCCAATGTAAGGCGATAACCCATTTTTTGAGACACCATAGCCAACCGAGACACCTAAGCCCCACCGGTGTACGATTTTTTTTGTGACCGTAACCGTTTTAACCGTATTGCTATTGTATAAGTATAGACTATCAAGATTCACATCATAACCCGAAACGTAGCCTTTATAGTTACTATTAGAGTACGTTTTTTGAGTGATTGGTATATAGATAATGCTATCCTTTATGTAGGGCACTGTGTCGTTAACGATGTTGCTTAATTTGATTGTATCGCGTCTGATAACTACCTGCGATATAAAGTGAGGCTTTACTTTCACGGTGTCTCGCAAAGTATCAACCTTTACAGTTGTCTTTGTTATAGTAGTCCCCGTTCGCGGGTGCACTAAAAGATAGATTACACCCAACGAAAGGATAACAACTATAATCCAAGGGATTACTTTTTTCATGCCGACGTTTTTTTGCTAGCGAAGAATTTTACAATAGCCTCGAACGCATACCATAAGACCTGGCATACAGAATTTTTCGGCGTCCATTTTACACTTGCCAATATTTCAGAAAGAATAAATGCAACCGTAAAGACTACAGCCCAAATGTGCGCACTTAGATAGCTACCGAATGCGCCAAACAAGAACGTCAAACTATAGGTAGTTGTTGTTGAAATAGCCGTCGAATCGACGGTAAGTGCGAACATTCCTGTGCTGATCAATAAAAATGCACAGGTCAATAAAAATGCTAACTTTTTCATTTTACTTTATTTTTAAATTATTCAAAATATCTTTTCATCTCCCATTTTCTACGAGTGACAAGCCCGGGAGTGACTTTGCCACCTGATTTTACATATTGGTAAAAATCGCTTTCGATTACAGCCCTACCAGCTTTAGCGCGAACATCTGCAAGCAACTTCGACTTTCTTAATGTACCGATACCACAGTTGTATACAAAATCTACAAGCGCGTCGAATTGTCCCTGCGTGAAAGTTCCTAAAGCATTTACATAATGTTCCATTTCCTGAATATCCGTTCTGCATAAGCTTTCAGCCTGAGACATTGTAATCACTTGCCCCATCTTCACACCTGCAGTGTGCCCAATTCCTACAGTTGGAATATTGCCTGTATCTCGATAGGCTTTTAGTTTGCAGCCCTCGAAAACTTTCAATTGATTGATTAAAATATCACTTGATCTCATTTTTTTTACTGTTTAAATATGCTCTTAGTAGAGGTATCTTTTTTACAAACTCCATGCTAATTACGTAGTACAAAAATCCGATTCCGTCACTACTAGGGAGCAATATCTTCAAGTTCTTCACTATGTTTACCAAATATAAATATATCCAAGCCCATGTTATTAAAGATAAAGCCGATATAGCCCCGTCTTTGCTACCCATCTTTTCAGATACTGTAAATGTGCCGGCAACTAATAATATATACGTTACCGCTTCGGATATCGCCCTGAAAGCTTTCTTATGATCGAAGCTTTCGTCATTAGCAATCAGCCCAGCCAATAAACCGATTATAAAGTTTGCCGAGAACATGCTAATTATACAAATCAGCATATTGTTTACAGGGTTAAGATAAGCCAGTATACTAGACACTAGGCTTATCAAAAATGCTTTTATTATCGTTGTTATATCCATTAGCTTGCGGGTGTAGCTGCTGTTTTTACTATCGAAACGATATAATCAATAACCGACTTCGAATTTGTTGCCTGTGTAATAAGGTCTTCGTCAGAAACAATACCCGTAATGTTCAATGCTTCCGAATCATTATTACGGGCAAAATTTCCAACAAACTTGTCGTTTTTGAAAATAGAGCCGCTAAGGTCGGTAATCACTCCGTTAGCATCATATTTGTACGAGCCCTTATAATTGTAATCTCCTATCGGAGCTACGAAACTAATCGCTGTGTTTTTACTTACTTCTTTATAATCCATGGTGTTTATTTTTTAATTGGTTTTACTTTCTTTGCTTCCTCATTATTTTTAGCCTCAACAAGTGCTGTATCTAGAAGCTCGAATACAGCCATCGCAGTAATAGCAGGATATTTTTCCTTTACCTTGTCCTTGATTATAGGTATATACGCCTCGTCGATTTCCAAATCTTCGCCATCGTTGTCATGAAGCCGTTCCAAAAATCTTTTGTACTCGATAAAGTCAGAAACAGAGGTAGGCAAAGAAGCCACAATAAGCATATTTGATAAAGCTTTCCCGAAATTCCCTACTGCTAGTTTTTTCCCGTCTAAGTCCACTAATTGCAATGCGTCTTTAACTATTTCAGGCTTTTCTAGCTTTACTCCTGTTTCTGATAGTTCTTTTGTTGCAATTAATTTGATTCTAATTTTCATATATTTTATTTTTAAATTATTAATTTGTGCTTACAGTAACTCCCCAATGGGCATTATATTTACAATAGACTAAAGTGTATGTTTTATCATCACTCGGACTTATTGATGTCCTGCCAGAAGCCCCATTCCACCACATTGTATCGGATGAACTAGGATTTATCGCTATATTATAAGAGGCTGTGCCCGGAAGTTTTTTAAAGAAAAACATTTGCCCCATCTCGCAATTCAATGGTAAATAATAAGTTACCGTAGAGGTCGCTTGCGGAAATATCCAAGAATCAAGTTTAGATATAACATGCCCGCCTGAAACAGGTCTACCATTTAATCTAAATCCGCAAATACTGCCCTCGTCTATATATAAGGCTCTGTTGCCCCTATAAGCATCCGTTGAACTCGTTTGACTTCTACTATTTTCATAGACTACACCTGAAACGTCAATATGAATGCCTACATTTAAATATGTTGTCACCCTATTTACATAAACATCCATCATTGATAATACATCACCATCAGAACTGCTTAACAAGTTTGATCCTATCTTTAGCCATCTATTATAGATGATTGGAGTAGTTGTAAAATCATCAGAATTTTTGAACTCTAAAAGAGTGCCAGACAGTATCATTCTGTTGTTAAGACTAGATAGATTATTGAACGTTCCAGTAACTCCGTTCAGTGTACCCGATACCGTAGCATTGGTTACTTTCAGTCCACTAATAACGGCATTGCCCGCGTATATAGTTCCTGCCGTGAGGGCATTTGTAAACACCGTAGCCGCATTAATGTAGTTCGCATTAATATAGTTGCCATCAAACAAATCCGCGCTTAATTTCGCGGTTGTGATTGACTGTGCCGCGATCTTATCGGCTGTGATTGCACCTGCTGCTATTTTGTCTGCCGTTA